TAACCCGTCACTGAACGGCTCTTATGTTGTGTTTAAACTTGGCTTTGATGTGTCTACACGCTCTGAACCTTTCTATTTATCAGCAGAGTGTAGGCGTTTATGACTATAAGCCACGAATCAAACGAAGACACGCTCACGGGCTTAATGAATGCGTTTAGCGATGCGATGTTAAAGCGCATTGAAAACTCGCTACCTTGCCAAGTTACAGAGGTTAGCGCGGACAGAAAAACGGTAACAGTTAAGCCGCTAATTAGAATGATTGACCGTGATGGGAACGCAATTAGCCGTGATGTTATCGCAGGCATCCCCGTTTTCACTTCTGGTGCTGGTGGCTTTTTGATTTCGTTTCCTGTTGCGGTTGGTTCGCTTGGTTGGATAGATGCTTGTGATAGGGACATTAGTTTGTTTTTGCAGTCATACGGCGATAGTAATCCGGGAAGTCGAAGAAAGCATAAGTTATCAGATGCCCGTTTTGTGCCTGACATTATGACTGGTTATACTATATCTGGAGAGGACAGCGGCGCGGTTGTGATTCAAAACCTAGATGGAACGATTAAAATTGCGCTGGATGCCTCAGAGATACGATTAACAAACGGTAGCGTGTCGCTAAAGTTAGACAGCTCAAAAATCACAGGTGTTTCTTCGGGTGGTATTGATTTGAATGGCTTCATTATAAATGCAGACGGTTCGGCCTCTTCTCCGGTTTCTGTTACAACACCAAGTGTTGTTGCTTCATCGTCGCTTACTGTTGCAGGTAAGGAAATGGATCAGCATGAGCATAGTGATGGAACATATAAAGCAGGTTCTACAGACGTTAGCGGACAATCGGGGCCACCAGTATGACCATAAGAACTTTAAAAATTGACTCAAATGGTAATCCCATTATCACCAATGGCAATTTTACATTCATTACTGACATTGACGCAGTGTTGCAAATTTGTGAACAGGTGATGAAAACTCAGCTTGGTGAGTACCAATACAACCAAACAAAGGGAATTGATTATTTTGGTAATGTTTTTACTGGTACTCCAAACTTTCAACGGTTTGAAGTTCAAGCCAGAACGCAGCTTGAAGCGGTTAATGGTGTTACAAGAGTAGAATCACTAAATTATAGGCTTTCTGATAATAAGCTCATTTATACGGCAACAATAGCAACGATATACGGAACGGGAACGATAACCAATGGCGACGTATGAATATATAACTAGCAACGGAACGATTGTACCTGATACCGCTTCGATTCAGGCCGATGTTATTGCTGAGTATCAAGAGGTTTATGGTTCTGATATCTCAACCGATACATCAACCGAGATCGGCCGACAAATCGACGCAGAGACAACCAGCCGCATATCTGTTGCTAGAAACAACGCATTACTTGCTAACCAGATAAACCCTAATCAGGCGACAGGTGTATTTCTTGATGCTGACTATGCCCTGATGGGTGGGAAAAGGGATGCCGCAGAGCAATCGACTGTCGAATGTACTCTTACAGGTGTAGTCGGGACCGTGATCCCTGCTGGTTCGTTTGTTCAGGATGTTGTTACTAACTTCACTTGGCAATTGGTTGATGAGACTACAATACCAACAGGCAACACTATCGACGCATCATTTAGAAGTGTTGATTTCGGTGCGATAGATGCAGCACCAGGTGATATAACAAAAATTGTTTCTGGTGTTGTTGGTTGGGAAACGGTAACCAATGCGGCTTCTGCTGTGCCCGGTAAAACCGAACAATCCGATATTTCAACTCGAAAACAAAGACAGTTTGAAATTGGTCAAAACTCAAAGTCTAACGCATTTTCTATAAAGGCAGCAATAAGCGCACTTGATGGTGTTGCGGCTGTAAGCTATAGAGAAAACGTAGAGAATATAACACAGACAATCGACGGAGTTTTAATGGTTCCGCATTCAAACTATGTGTGTGTTGATGGTGGTGTTGACTCTGAGATTGCAGAGGCTTATCAAATTAAATCTGGTGGCAGTAACTACAACGGCTCTGTGATAGAACCATACACAGATCCAGATAGCGGACAAGTGATTAACGTAAAATTCGACAGGCCAACAGAGAAACCAATGCTTGTTCAAGTGACCGCTAAAGTTGGCGCATCGACTAACGCTGTGCAAGATATCAAAGATGCGGTGATCTCCTATGCCAACGGTGAAGTTGATGGCGAAAACGGCTTTGCCCTTGGTGAAGACACGAGCCCATTTGAAATAGGCAGCGCGGTTAACGTTCAACTTTCTGATGTGTTCGTTAACAAGGTGCAAATTGCCACTGTTGCGGCTGGCGTTGGTGCGTACAGCACTGACACTATAACCAATGAAATATTCGAAAAAGCCACGATTCAAGAATCCAACATCGAGGTGATCATACTATGAGTTATGAATGCAGTATCAATTTGCTGACGGCTTTAGACTGGCAACGGTCAAACGCTGACGTCATTCAAAACCTGATCACCAAGAAGCAAGAATGGTACGAGGCAAACCATTGTGATTTCTGGAATGATTGGGTTACTGATGTTTTCAACTTAGATACTGCAAATGACTTTGGCTTGAGTGTTTGGGCCATAATTCTTGATGAACCTATATATGGAGTGGTTCAGAAATCTCCGCCAGATTATCCAGCTTGGGGATTTGGCGAGTTCATGAAGAACTTTAGCAATGGTAACTTTGGCACCAACTCGGACACAGGTTTTAACTTTACGACTGAGCAAATTAGAATAGCTTTGAAACTGAAAGCTTATATTCTACACATGAATGGTTCGACAAGAGATACCAATGCGGCTTTGGCTAGAATATTTGGTGCCGATCAAATAACTTGTCTTGATGGGTTAGATATGACGCTGACCTATGTTGTAAAAAATCAGGATATTGTTGATTTTGTCGAGCAACTTGTTGCAAGGGATTTACTACCAAGGCCAAGCGGAGTTGGTGTGAAAGTCGTATTGAATGCCAATGTTAAACAATGGGGCTTTGGTTCTAACTTTAAAAACTTTGGAAACGGAAACTTTATTACCGGAGTAATAGCATGACTAAATATTTTTTAAATCCTTTTGCCGTCTCCGGCGATAAGGAAACAGTGCCAGATACACCAGGGTCAAGTACCCTTGTGAACTATGAAGAAGGTTATACGCCAGAATATGAACTCGACCCAGATACCGATCCAAATGGTAACTATGTTGGCCGTCAGCGTATGAACCAACTTTTTAACGACATAACCACCAACTTGAAATACTGGCAGGATAATTCATACCCTGAATTTGTTGATGATGATGGCACTGGAAACCCTGTTTCCTATCCTATTAATGCAATAGTTCGTTACACAGATGATAAATATTATCAAGCCATTGTTAATGGGACAACAGACTCAGATCCAAGCGCTTCTTCAGAGTTCCAAGAGTGGCCTTCATTATCTAACTTTGCTGACAACCTAATAAAAGGGAATCAAAACTGGAATGTACATGGATCTGACATAACACTAACAACCACACCGCAAGATGTATTGGCTGGTGAGGAATTTACACTTGGCTGGTCTGCAAATGGCGGAACAATAGCCGATGCAGCAAGAAGTGCATCTGGAATATTTACGGCAAACTCAGTAACATCTACAGGCACAGCAAGATATACATATCCAAAAGATAAAAATGGTCTAATTACTGCATCAACAGTTAAATTTTATGTTGATGATGGACTAGGAAATCAAACGCTTGCAACGGGCTCTAATGGCTTAACGGTTACTGATGATGCAAGTAATGTTTATCTCGATATTGATTTTACTGTTTATACTTCTGGCGTTGGTTTTGTAGGTATATCATTGTTTGAGGGTATCATACACGCAATAAATGATGAGGATTCATCCAGAGAAGTTGGCTCCATAGGTATAAATCAATCTTGGATTAATCTAACAGAAAGTAGATCGATAGGTGTAACTTATACAAACGACAGCGATAGACCCATTGCAGTCTCCGCTACAGTCACAACGGCTGGATCTTCCGCAACATCAATACTTGGTATTGACGTTGATGGAGAAACAATGCAAAAGAACTCCCAAAACGGAGGAACTGGGGCGGCAAACGTCCCTATACAAGTTTTTTCGGTAGTCCCTCCACGTAAAACGTACATTGTGCAGAATATATCAAATATGGGTGCTATCGAAAGATGGTATGAGCTAGATCAAGGGAATTAAGACAATGACAAGACCAAAAAAGCCAACGATTGACCAATGTTTTTATATAAAATATGACGGTACTGTCAACGCGTTCGACGAGCCAATTGAAAACTCTAGCGAATACGAACACGGCCCATTAACTTATTATGAGTGGAAAGAAATTGTCAACCCTCCGTTAACTGGAGATGATCTCCTCAACCATTGCAAATACGACCTAGCTGCTAACAGATGGGAAAAAACTGAGCAAGGTGTGACCATTGACGGTGTTGCATTTCAATCTGATAAAAATTCGAAAGATGAGATGGCTGGATACGTTGCAAACGGTGTGACTGAGGTGCACTGGAAGCATAGTGACGGGAATATAATCACGTACCCGATTGCGTACTTTACTGACGTTTATCATTTGGTGCAACAATACCGCAACGACTGCTTTGGTGTCGAAAAATCAAAAGTCGATGCAATGGACACAGCAACAGACCCAACAACGGTCGATATAGAAACCGGCTGGCCTGACACGACGTTTACCACTAGCTAACCCACTTTTGACTAAATAAGCACTGCAATACATACTTACTTTACTAACAGTGCTTTTTCATTTGACTCCTTACTGGCCCTTCAATGGGCCTTTATTTTATCCCTATCTAATAAGCAAACCTGACTTTTAATTGGCGAATGTGGATCAAAGACAAACACAACACTTCCCTTATTGTTTCCGCTTACTGGCTTTTGTGTCTCTGAGTGAATAAATGCAATCCTTCCAGATATGAAATGACACTCGCTGCAGTTCTCAAAAGCCAACTTGAACCATTTCACTGATGTGTCGGCGGGGATGATCATTACTGTTAAGCATCCACGTTTCAATTCTTCGATTGCTTTTTCTACCCAAGGGTTAATATTTGAATATGGTGGATTACACCAATTACCCCATACAGACCAATTTTGATCTAATGCGTTTTCTTTATCGGTCCAGTAATTTCCTTTAACAAACGTGTTTTCTGGACTTGCGGCTACGTCCATTTTAAAATCAAAGCGCCTATGATAATAATCAAACAACCATTTCGGCGTCTGCCATAGGTCTCGTATTGATTCTTTTGTTTTGCTTCCGTTGTATCCTCTCATTTCTTCGGCTCCACATTAAACTCAGCACCACGATACACACCAAACATTTGAAACATCATTATTGCTGTTTCGCATGCACAAAATTGTTTCTCTACCTCATCATTCAGCCTTTTATATACATCTTCTATTGGATCGCTTGAGATGAGTATCACTGACAACATTTCTATTGGTTCCATGATTGCATTCCTAATTAACTTGACAATTACAGTTTATAAGTATAAGTTAATAGATGTCAATATGAAGGAGTCAAAAAGTGGACATTAAAACATTGAACGAAATATCAGAGGCCATCGGCGTCGAATTGAAAGTTAGAGATACGGATGCGCTTATAGTTGATACACTGGCAAAGCTGGCCGACAGAGAAGAAGTTAAGCGCAATAGGACGAGGGTAGTGCCTACTATCAAGAGAAAGCTTACACCAGAGCAACAGCGCGAGCGTATGGGAAGACTTGACTAATGACTAACGAAGAAATCTACCAAGCTGTGCAAAAATTAAAGCCTGTGTACTTGTCATTGGAAAGATATGCAGAGTTTGACGCCTATCTTAGGGATAACAATATTGGCAATGATATCGAGGCTTACAAAGGCAATGGTGAAATCACAGTGCAAATAGAAACACCATAAAACCACAGTAACCCACTTGAAATCCACTTGATAACCTTCAGCTATAATTTTACTGGAGGTTTTTTATTATGGTTTCAAAAATACTACTACTTATCCTTACCGTGTTCTCATTCCAAGCTTACTCAAGAACTGTTTTTGATGATACTGTTAAAAGTGTCTCTAGAATTTCCGATGACTATGCTGTAGATCGCGTTGAATACTTTGTCTGGGGCTTGGTGTTTTTGGTGGCGTACTGGATGCAAGAAAACTATAAGTGCAATAAAGTAAAATAAGAAAAAGCCAGCCAACGAAAGAGAACGATTGATGTACCCGTTGGCTGGTGTGAAATTATACGAAAGGTTTTAGATTTGGCTTGCTGTAGTTCTTGCCCTTTGTGATCTTGCCGTTTTCATCGAATACCGCTTTACCATTTTCAAACTTAGAGAAGTTAGAACGGTTGACTTCTTCTAGTGCTCCCAATACATCCATATCGAGCATATGTCCAACACCAACGGCTGTGACTATTTGGTCTACTAGTGAATCAAGTAGTTCTTCTTTGATACCATCGGAAAAGTTACCAAGTATCTCAACTTCGTGCTGCGGTGCCATTTTGAAATAATTAGCAGCGTCATCTATTCGATAGCTATTTCCTAGGCATTGCTGCATCTCGTCCACTTCTTCAAAATGACAACCAATTTGTATACATGCCTGCTCTATTGTCGGCTCGGGTATAGCTTGCTCAAACCATTCTTTCGTTCTTTTTAAACTCATAAACTCATTACCTTGTTGCTAGGCGACCGTAGCCGCCTGTTTGGTTGTTCTATTTCACATAAAGATTAGTTGCTTCATACTCATTCAATTCATCGTATGAGAATTTAAAGTCAGACCAATATTCTCCTTTAATGCAT